GCGACCCGGGTGCGTGGTATCGCAAGCGGTTTGGCGAGGCGCCGAAGCCTGCGGCGAAAGATTACGGCGCGCGCCCTGACGGCTCTAAAAAAGAAGCGGGTTTTCTAGGTGAGTTGAAACTACCAAACGGTGATGTTGCGACCGAATACTCCGTCCAGTCTGATGCAGTAAAAGTCAACGGCCAGCGCGTCGATTTCCCTACGCTGGTGCCGACTCTTTCGAAAGAAGAGATCGACCTGATGGTTCGTGAGGTTATCCCGAATGGGCTTGAGCCTCCCGAGTCGGTGATGCGCAAAGCGATCGACCACGCAAAACAGCGCATTGCAGCAGGGAAGCCAGTATTCGCAACAGCGGTCGGCGGGTCGTCTGGCGCTGGCGGGTTCGATTCCGTGATGGGCCGGATCTTCAAGCATGAGGGAGGCTACACGGCGAGCGACGGCAACAGCGGAGCGCCGGCCAACTTCGGCATCAACCAGCGCGCGAACCCAGACATTGACGTCAAGAACCTGACCAAAGAGGGCGCGGCCGCGATCTACAAAGAGCGGTACTGGGACAAGATCAAAGGCGACAACCTGCCGCCAGCGCTGCAGGGCACGGCAATGGACGCGGCGGTCAACCAGGGTCCGACGCTGGCGAACCGCTGGATTCAGGAGTCGGGCGGCGACCCGGTGAAGTTCAACGCGCTGCGCCGCGAACACTACGAGCGCCTGCTGGAAGAACCGAAGAACCAGCGGTATCGCAAAGCGTGGCTGGGCCGGCTGGAGTCCTACGAGGCTGACGCTGCATCTGGTGGCGCTGCACCGGCCGCATCCCCCACGGCGACCTCCGCGCGCTCGGGCCAGCCTGACGCGCTGCCCGACGCCCCGAAGTCGTTCCGTGGCATGGACTGGGAGCAGCAGTCGGCGCTGCGCTCGATGGCCGAAACGCGCATGAAGCAGGACCAGGCGCAGGCCAAAGCGACCGCCGACGCGCTGCTGCGTGACGCGCAGGCCATGCACAAAGACGGCATTCTCGACCCGGGCAACCTCAAGCCCGAGTGGTTTGCGCAGACCTACGGCGCCGACGCGCCGCGCATGTTCTCCGAGTACCAGAAGTCCCGCGGTATGGCCGCCGACATCGGGGCGTTCAAAACGATGCCTGTTGCGGAAATACAACAGACGCTGACCGCCAGCACGCCGGTTCCTGGTGAGGGCTACGCGGCGGCGGATGCGCGCCAAGCGGTGCGGATGCAGGCGGCGCAGCAGGTTATCCAGCAGCGCAACACCGACCCAGCCGGCTACGTGGCGAAGAACACGCCCGCGCTCGCGCAGATGAGCCGGCGCATCGAGCAGGCGCCGCCCGAGATGCAGCCGGCGCTGACGCAGCAGTACGTGCGCGCGAGCCTGGCCGAGCAGCAGCGCCTGGGCATCCAGCAGCCGAAGATCCTGACCCCGGCGCAGGCGGACGCTGTCGCGCAGCGTGCCATGACGCTGACGAAACCCGATGACGCGGCGAACCTGATCGGCGGGCTGGAGCAGCAATACGGGCCGTACTTCCCGCAGGTGTTCGACCAGTTGGTGAAAGAGGGCAAACTGGCCGGCGAGATGATCATTATCCCGAACCTGCCCAGCGCATCGGCGCGCGAGGCGGTGTCGCGGCTGGCCCGGGTGAAAGAGTCCGACCTGACGCAGGGGCTGGACACGCAGGTGCAGACAGCGGCAAAAGAGGCGGTGACGGCAACGCTGGCCGAGTTCTCGCGCACCGTGCCCATGATGACCAGCCAGGCGGCTGGCACGGTCAGCGCCTACGAGACGACCATGCGCAAGCTGACCTACCAGTTCATGCTTGGCGGTGCGAACCCGGGCGAGGCATCCGAGCGCGCGCGCGAGATGCTGCTGGGGCAATACACATTCGACGGCACCATGCGCCTGCCGAAAACGGTGGACGTCGGCGCGGTGCAGCGCGGCGCGAAACACATGCTGCGCACAGACCTGGGCGGCATCGACACGCCGGCCGACCTGGTGGGGGCGCGCCGGCCCGAGGAATCGGCGGCTGAGTGGTCGGATACGATTCGCGCGCGCGCCGAGTGGTTCACGCGCCAGGACGACGGCGGGCTGGAACTGTGGGCGATGGGCGCAAACGGCGTGCGCTACCGGGTGACGCGCGGCGGCAAGCCGGTGTCGTATTCCTGGGTGGATCTCACGACCCGCGTGGGCGTGAATTCTGGCCGCGCGTCCAGCGGCGTGGTTCAACGATAACGGGAAAACCCTGATGCCTCTCTATCTCGGCCAAGACGACGCGGGCACATCGCGGTTCTCGCTGCAGGATTTCGAGCCTTCCTGGGCGTCGAAGATGAACGCCACGGTGAGCGAGGCGTGGATGGAGTCTTATGGGCCGGTCGGGATGGCGAACATCCGCGCCCGCATCGCGTCCAGCGATGGGCCGAAACTGTCCTCTGGCGAAGCGGCCGAAATCACCAAGCAGTCCGGCGTCAACCTCAAGGGCCTGAGCCTTGCCGATGGCGTGTTCACCCGCAAGCAACTCGACGTCCTGATCGACCGCCAGCGCGAACTGCAGGCGGTCAAGGACATCCGCGAGCGCACGCCGTGGGATTTGAGTTCCCCGCTGCGCGGCCTGGCGATGTTTGGCGCCGGCATTGCCGACCCGATCAACCTTGCCACGGCATTCATCCCGTGGACGAAATCGCTCACCATCATGAACAGCATGCGGGTGGCAGCGGCGTCCACATCGGCGCTCACGCGGTTCGGTGGGCGCGCCGCCCTTGGCGCGGCTGATGCGGGAATCTCAACGGCGGTGCTGGAACCACTCTACGCCTATGGGCGCACCGAGTTGGGCGACGACTACGGCGCGCTGGATTCGATGGCGAACATCGCGTTCGGCACCGCGTTCGGCGGCGGCATCCATGCGATCGGAGGCGTCGGCGTCGATGCGTTTCGGGCTTGGCGTGGCCGCGCGACCCCGGCCCCAATGGCGTCCCCACAGGTCCTGGCCGACGCGCTGGCAATGACGCCAGAGCAGCGCGCGGCGGCCGGCGTGGCTCCCGAGTCGGCGATTGCCGGGATGCCCGAGATCGTGGAGGCGCGCGTGGTGCCAGAACCTGCAGTGGCGGCCGGACCGAACACCGCGCCCGAGTTGCCCCAGGTGCGCCGCGACCTGCTGGTGTCGCTAAAACGCAACGGTGGAATTTCACCCGACCTTGCGCGCGACGCGGGCGGCGAGAACGGCATGCGACTGAACCGCAAGTTGCCCGGCGTGGTGTCGCGCAACAGCCGCCTGACCGAGTACGACCAGATCGCTGAGGTGCTGGCCGAGGAAGGATTCCTACCGCCTGGCATCGAGTCCGGCAGCGACGAGGCGATCAGGCTGACGCAGGACCTGGTGACGCGGGCGTTCAATGGCGAGCGCGTGCTGCGCTGGGAGGACCAGATCGCCGAGGCCGATGCGGCGCAGCGCCGTGCCGCAGACGAAGCCATCGCCGACGCTGACGAGGCGGCGCGCGAGGAACGGCTGGAGCGCGAGGCCATCCAGTGGGCCGAGACGCCCGAGGCGCGCGCGCTGATCGCGCTTCAGAACGAGCAGGCCAGCGCCGCGGTGATCGCCGATTCGCTGTCGCCTGAAACCCGCGAGAACCTGCTGCACGCATCCGTGGCGCAGTCGCTGGCCGGGCGAAACGTGGACGTGGACGCCATCGCAGGCGTTGACCCGGTGTTGGGCACCGCCACGCAGGCCGATGTGGTGCAGGCGACCGGGCGCGCATACGACGCGCAGAATTCGTCGGCGGCTGATTTTGAGGCTGCAGCGGCGGTCGAGCAGCGCGTCGGCTCGGCCCCGAAATGGGACACGCTGGCCGATGCTGAGGCTGCGATGGGGGACGCCGACGCGGCGCTGTCGGATACGGTGAAGGCGGGGGATCAGGCGTTTAAGTACGCGCGCGGACAGGTGGGCACTGATGCGCTGCAAACCGTTGACGACCTGACTGAAGCCCTGCGCCAGTCGTTCGGCGAATCCAGCGCTGCGCTCATGGACGCCGGCAACGTAAAACTGGTTGCCACCCCAGACGACCTCCCCGGAGGCCCGCACCCTGCCGACGTGAAGGGCGCAACTGCGCCGGACGGCACGGCCTACATCGTGGCGCAGAACGTCAGCCCGGCAGAGGCGCGCGGCATGCTGCTGCATGAGGTTGGCGTGCACGCCGGCATGCAGGAAATGCTCGGCCCGCAGGTATTCAACGATGTGCTGGCCGAACTGGACGACGCGATCATGCGCGGCGAAGCATGGGCGCAATCGGCGCGCGCTGCAGTTCCTGCTGACACGCCTGCCGGCTTGGTACGCGAGGAACAGCTTGCCTACCTGGTGCAGAACGCGCCCGAGCTGCCGATCGTGCAGCGCATCCTGGCGGCGGTGCGCGCCTGGGCCTACCGGACGTTTGCTGCGGCGCGCGAGCGGATGACGCTGACCGAGGCGGATTTCCAGGCGATGGCTGTGGCGGCGCTGCATTCGGTGGCGCGGAATAGCGGGGTAGGGCAGGGCGGCTTGGCGCCGGCGTTTTCTCGCGATGTGCCGCAGACCGACACCAAGGCGTTCCGCGACTGGTTTGGCGAGTCGAAGGTGGTGGATGCCGAAGGTCGGCCGCTGGTGGTGTATCACGGGACAACTGCTTCAGACAAAATTCTCCAAGGCGGCTTCAAGAAAGGGTGGGTGCACCTGACTGACTCAAAAGAGGTCGCAGACTCGTACCAAGAATGGGACCGGGGTGGCTCTGCCGACACCATCGCCCTGTACGTCAAGGCCGAGAATCCGGCCTACTACGATGCGAAGGGTCAGAAGTACACGGACATTGGCAACAAGGTTTTCCGAGCGACATGGGACGCCGAGAAAGCAGGCCACGACGCTCTCATCATCAAGAACATTCGGGACAATTTCGACAGCTCGGTTCCAACGGAGCCGCATACAACCGTTGTCGCCTTCGAGCCGACGCAGATCAAGAGCGCCACCGGAAACCGCGGCACGTTCGACCCAGCGAACCCGGACATCCGCTACAGCCGCGGAGAAACCCCCGACCCGTCCACCGCCAGCGACGAACTCAAACCCTACGACGATCGCATTGCCCGCGTGAAATCCTACGCTCAGGTGCTGCGATCGGCTGCTGACAAGCTGGAAAACGACGCGCAGGCCACGGCGGCGATGCGCGCGGCCATGCCAGACATCACGACGGCAGAGATCAACGAACTGCTGGGCCAGCTTCGCCAGCAGATCAAGGGCATGCGCGGCATGGCGCGCTCGATGCGCGACGCGGTGACGGCTGACGACCGGGCGGCGGGCATGCAGTTCGACGCGATGCAGGCGGCCGACACGCTGGCGAACAACCTGCACATGGCCGCCGTTATCGAGAAACGCAACGCGGCGCTGAACATCAACGCGCGGCTGCGCTCGGTCACGTTCGTGAACCAGTACCGCAACATCGGCGATGGGTTCGAGGGGTTCCGCGCGCTGCTGGTCGGCTCTGAGCGCAAGCGCGCGGGCGGGCGGCTGTCGGTGGACGCCGAGCAGAAACAGTTCCGTGGCGAGTGGATCGGCGGGATGATCGCTGACCTGGAGCAGACCGGGCTGATCGCCGACTTCACATCAGGGAACTTCGACCGCGAGATTTACCAGGCGCTGTGGAACCTGGGCCAGGACGGCAAAGGCAACGAGGCGCTGCCGAAAAACGCAGTGCAGATCGCCGAGGTGATCAACAAGTACCAGTCGGACGCGCGCAACACCCGCAACCGCTTCGGCGCATGGATTCGTGACCTGCAGGGCTACATCACCCGGCAGACGCACGACATGCTGAAAATCCGCGACGCGGGCGAGCAGGCGTGGGTCGATACGGTGCTGCCGCTGCTGGACATCCCGAAGATGACCCGGCTGGGCCTGATCTCCGAGTTCGACCCGGTGGGTTCGCTGCGGCGCATCTACGACGACTTCGCGGCCGGCAACCACATGAAGGCCAAGGCGGGCGAGGACGACATGGCCGCGTTCGGCTCGGGCACGAACCTGGCGAAACGCGAGTCGGTCAGCCGCGCGCTGTATTTCAAGGATGGAAACGCGGCGTTCGACTACAACCAGCGGTTCGGTCAGGGCAAACTGGCTGAGACGGTGCTGACCGGGCTGGAGCAGTCGGCGCGTTCTGCCGGCCTGCTGAAGGTGCTTGGCACGAACCCCGAGGCTACGCTGCAGCGCCTGTTCGATGAGTACCAGATGTCGCTGGCCGGCGATCCCGCCAAGCGCGCGAAGTTCAACCAGCGCCGCGGCGAGATGGAGAACCTGCTGGCGCAACTCGATGGCTCGGTGAACATCCCCGGCAATCTGACGGCGGCCAAGGTGGGCAGTTTCCTGCGGTCGTGGATGACGATGGCAAAGCTCGGCGGCATGCTGCTGTCGTCCGTCACCGACCTGTCGAACTACGCTGCCGAGCTGCGTTTCGGGCAGGACAAGAACCTGTTGACCGGTGTGCTGGCCGGCGTTGGCACGCTCACCCAGGGTCGCGCCAAGGGTGAGAAAAAAGCCATCCTGTCGTCGCTGGGCGTGTTCCATGAGTCCACGCTTGGCGCGGTGTATAACCGCTTCGATTCACCTGACATGGTGGGGGGGAAGATGGCTGCCGCGATGCAGCAGTTCTTCAAACTGTCCGGTATCAACTGGTGGACCGAATCCCTGCGCGACGGCTACGCGCTGACGCATTCGCACTACCTGGCGCAAAACGCTCGCCACGCATGGGACAAGCTGCCCGACGCGCTGCGCGACATGTTGGGTTTGTACAACATCGATGCGGGCAAGTGGGAGATTCTGCGTGCGGCCCCGCTGCAGGCGGCTGATGGACGGCAGTACATGACGCCCGGGGGACTGAAAACCGTGCCGGTCAAGATGCTGGAGCAGTACATCGCCAGCGTGGGCCGCACGGTGTCCGATGCGTCGATCCTGAATCTGCAGGATGACCTGTCGGCGGCGCTGCGCACCATGACCATCGACCGGATGAACCACGCGGTGCTGGAGCCTGGCGCGCGCACGCGGGCGTTTATGCTGCGCGGCACGCAGCCAGGCACGGTGCCGGGCGAGCTGCTGCGCTACATCACGCAGTTCAAGTCGTTCCCGGTGGCGATGGTGCAGGTGGTGCTGGGCCGCGAGGTGTACGGACGCGGCTACGACACGCTGGGCGAGTACATGCGAAAGGGCAGGGGCGACATGCTCGGCCTGGCGACTTTTATCGGCCTGTCCACCATGATGGGATACGCGGCCATGAGCGCCAAGGATCTGCTGCGCGGCAAGAACCCGCGCCCGATGGACGATCCGCGCACCTGGGGCGCCGCGTTCATCCAGGGCGGCGGGCTGGGCCTGTACGGCGACTTCCTGTTCGGCAAGTACAACCGCATGGGCGGCACGCTGACGGCCTCGATGGCAGGGCCGACTGCCGGGCTGTTCGACACGGCGGCAGACCTGTGGACCCGCATCCGCACTGGCGACGACGTGGCGGCCACTGCATTCAATGCGCTTCTGCAGAACACCCCGTTCATGAGCCTGTTCTATGTCCGGTCGGCGCTGGACTACCTGGTTTTGTACCAGATGCAGGAGGCGCTGAACCCTGGTTTCCTGCGCCGGATGGAGCGCCGCATCGAGCGCGAGAACGGGCAGACGTTCTACCTGCCACCGTCGCAGGTTGCTCGCTGATTTCTGTGGTGTGAAAACCACATCATTGTTAGAATCCCGCAACTGCTGAGGACGCCATGACCGTCGAAACTGATACATCCAAATCCGGCCCATATGCCGGCGCAGGAACGACCGGCCCGTTCACGGTCGGGTTCCGATTCCTGGCCGACGATCACCTGTCGGTGGTGCAGGCCGATGCCGATGGCGTCGAGACGGTGCTGACCCTGACCACGGACTACACGGTGACCGGCGCTGGCGGGGCGTCTGGAACCGTGACGCTGGTCAGCGCGCTGCCGGTGGGCGAGACGCTGACGATCACCCGCGACGTGCCGTTCACCCAGGAGGCCGATTACGTCCAGAACGACGCGTTTCCGGCCGAGTCCCATGAGACGGCGCTGGACCTGCTGACCATGCAGACGCAGCAGTTGAAAGAGCAGGTGGACCGCGCCGCGAAACTGCCGGTGTCCAGCACGGATGACGCCGACGCGCTGGTGGCCGACATCGTGTTCCTGGCGGACAACTTCGCCACGCTTGAGGCTGTTGTCGCCAACGAGGACAACATCAACACGGTGGCCGCCGAGATCGGCGTATCGGGCGACGTCACCATCGTGGCAGCCGACCTGGCCGGCGCAAACACGATTGGCGCCGTTGCCGGTATTGCAGCTGACGTATCGGCGGTGGCGGGCATTGCCGCAGATGTGACCACGGTGGCGACGTTCGACGCTGCCGACATCGAGACGATCGCGGACAACATCGCCGATGTGACAAACTTCTCCGACGTGTATCTCGGGCCAGCGGCTGCAGACCCAACGACGCGCAACGATTCCAGCCCGCTTCAGGCGGGCGACCTGTATTTCAACACAGGCGACGACGTTATGCGCGTCTACAACGGAGCAACCTGGCAGGACGTCGCGCAAGGCACGTCGTTCCCGTACCAGACATTAAGCGGCACAGGTGCGCAAACGGCGTTCACGCTGTCGTCGGCGCCTGGTTCGCTCGGCTCGCTGGAGGTGTACATCTCCGGGGTTCGGCAGACGCCGACGACCGATTACACGCTGTCAGGCACCACGCTCACGTTCGTGGCAGCCCCGCCGCTTGGGACGGGGAACATCTTTGCGCGCTGGGTGACAGTTCAAGCGTTGAGCGTTCCAAGCGATGGATCTGTGACGGCTGCAAAACTGGACGCGGCGCTGGTGAACAGTCTCACCACGGTCACTTTAGACGCTGCCGCTGATTTCGTCATGATCGCTGACGCCAGCGACTCGTCCGCCAACAAGAAGGCTTTGCTGCCATCCGCGACCGACGCGCTCAAAGGGGTGGTTGAGTTGGCGACGGATGCCGAGGTCCAGACTGGCACGGACACGGCGCGAGCCGTAACGCCTGCAGGCATGAAGGCTGGACTTAACGCATCGGGGTCAGCGCCGACCTACGCTGCTCGCGCCTGGGTGAACTTCAATGGCTCTGGCACGGTGGCGATCCGGGCCAGTGGGAACGTGACAAGCATCACCGACCACGGGACGGGGGACTATTCGGTGAACTTCACCACGGCGCTGCCTGATGCGAACTATGCCCCTGTCGCGGTCATTAACGGCGGGTCATCCGCAGGAACTGTGACCGCCGCATATGGGACGACGGCGCCAACAACGACTGCGTATCGGTTTGGGAGCCGAAGAACAGACACGTCAGTGGCGATTGATTCCGAGTATTGCAGTATTGCTTTTTTCCGTTGAACGGAGGCGTGAATGTCTGACTTTCGCATCATTTACACCAGGCCAGTGGATGGCGGGGTTGACTTCATCATTCCGGCGCCAGGCGTCAGCGTCGAGGACGCTGCAAAGGGCGTGCCGGCCGGCGTGGCGTTCGACGTGGTGGACGCTGCCGCTGTGCCTGTTGACCGCACGTTCCGCGACGGCTGGGAGCGCAACGGCCGAGCCATCATGCACAACATGAACAAGTGCAAGAACATCGCACACGCCCGGCGCCGCGCTGCGCGGGCTGTTGAGTTCGCCCCGTTGGACGTAGAGGCGACTATCCCGGCCAAGGCTGCGCAAGCCGAGGAGGCCCGGCAAGTTGTCCGCGAAAAATACGCCACGCTGCAGACTCAGATAGACGCGGCCCGCACGGTGGACGAGCTAAAGGCGCTGCTGTGATCGACCTTCTGATCCTCCTGCTAAAGCCCGCGCTGGCCGCGGTCGAGGGCAAGTCGCGCAACCCGTTGCACTGGCTGGCTGCACTGGTGGCCTACGTGCTGGACATCGTGATCGCGCACACGACCTGGGTTGCTCTGGCCGGCTGGCCGCAGCGCGGTGAGTGGACGATCTCGCAGACCCTAGAGCGCCTGGTGCTGGACACTGGGCACCGCGACCACGCGTTGTTTGTGGCGCTGGCGCGGCGGATCAACAGGGCAAGCCCGACCGGAAACCACATCAAAACAATCACCTGATCGGGTGGAGGCTCTAGAATCCCAGCCATTGTCAACCGCGCACAAAAAGCATCATGCCAATCCCTGAAATCCCACCTGAAATCGCGCACAAACTCGGCGGCCCCGCTGGCGGCGTGATCGCGATGATGTTCCTGCGGGACTCATGGCCGCGACGGTTTGCGATGGCCGCTGCCGCCTGCCCATTGAGCTGGTACGGGGCGCCCCACCTGGTGCAGTGGTTTCCGCTCAACGAAGGCTTTGCGGGGTTCCTGCTGGGCCTGTTCGGCATGTCGGCGGTGTCCAAGGTGTTCGACGCCTGGCACCAGATCGACCTGGTGCCGCTGCTGATGTCCTGGCTTCCGTTTCGCAAAAATTCCGACGCTCCGAAGGAGTGAACCGTGAACGTTTTCATGGCTGTTCTTATGCTCGCCACTGTGGTGGCGTGCTGCATCGGCGGCGTCTTGGCGCAGCACTACCGTGACAACCTGCTGCAGTGCCTGGGGATGGGCGCGCTTGCTTTGTGGGGATGCGGCGAGATCGTCACCGTCATCCACTACGGGTTTGTTCGGATGGGGCCGATGGTTCTGTACATCGGTTTGTTCCTGTTCGCGGTGGGCACCTACTTCAAGGTGCACAAGTTTTCGCGCATGAACAAGCTGCGAAAGGGCATCCAGTGAGCGCGGGCCTGATCGCGTCGCTGATCGCCGCAGGCGTCGGCCCCACGCAGGCGCGAGCGTTCGCCGAGCCGCTGCAGGCCGCCATGGCGCTGCACGACATCAGCACGCAGCGCCGCCAAGCCGCGTTCATCGCGCAGGCCATGCTGGAGTCGGCCCGGTTCACGCGGCTGGAGGAAAACCTGTTCTACACCACGCCGGCCCGCATCGCGGCGGTGTGGCCGAGCCGGTTCAAGTCGGCAGACGAAGCCGCGGCCTACGCGCGCAACCCGCAGAAACTGGCAAACCGGGTCTATGCCGGGCGCAACGGCAACGGCGACGAGGCCAGCGGCGACGGCTGGCTGTTCCGGGGCAGGGGGCTGTTCCAGCTCACGGGCAGGGCGAACTACATCCGCGCTAGCGCCGGAACAGGGCAGGGGTCTGTGTACGTGCTCCGGCCTGAACTGGTCGCGGAACCGTCCGACGCCTGTCTGACCGCTGCGTGGTACTGGCGCAGCAATGGCTGCAACGACATGGCCGACGCGGGGAATTTCGATGCCACCACGCGCGCGATCAACGGCCCGGCCATGCTGCACGCCGCCGAGCGCCGCCACCTGTTCGATGAACTGCGCGATGCTCTGGAGGCTGTTGCATGAACGTCTGGATGGCCGCCTGTGGCGCGCTGGCCGTGGCGGTCGGCGTGCAGTCCTGCCGGCTGTCCGATGAGCAGCGCGAGCATGCCGAGACGCGCGAGGCCCACACGCAGATGGTGGCTGCACAGTCCGAGGCTGCGCGCCAAGCCGAGGCCGACGCCAGGGCCGAAGAACAACGCCGCACCGCAGAGGTGCAGAAAGCTGCTGATGAAGCCGAGAAAGCCCGCCTTACTGCCGAGGCTGACGCTGCTGCTGCCCGCGATGCTGGTGGCCGCCTGCGCGCACAACTCGCCACCCTTGCCGCCCGCTGTCGTGCAGGGGCCGGCAATCCCGACGCTGCCAAGCCAGGCGCGCCAGCCGACCCCACCGAGCGAATGTTTGCCGACGTGCAGCGCAGGCTTGACGAGACTGCGGAACGAATTGCTCGACATGCTGACGCGGCCCGCGCAGCCGGTGCCACCTGCGAACGGGCCTACGACTCGCTGACCGCCAAACCCACACCGAACCAGGGAGGTCTATGACCACGAAAATACCCGCATCGATGGCCGACTCGGATGTCGGCCGCATCATCCAGGTGGTGAACACGCAGAGCGGCGCGGTGGCGACCGGAACCGGGGTCATCCCGTGGGACGACACCATCCCGCAGATCGGCGAGGGCAACGAGTTCATGACCCGGGCGATCACGCCGACCAGCGCATCGAACCTGCTGCGCATCGACGTGGTGATCACTCTGAACTCGGGCACATCGGTGAACGCCATGATCGCAGCGCTGTTCCAGGATGCCACGGCGAACGCGCTGGCGGCCATGCACCAGTTGCCGCCATCTGGGACCACGCAGCCATGCGTGATTAAATTCACGCACTACATGACGGCCGGCACGACCAGTTCGACCACGTTCCGCGTGCGTGCTGGCGCATCGTCTGCCGCGACCACGACGTTCAACGGAATCGGCGGCGCGCGCTACCTGGGGGGCGTCATGGCGTCCAGCATCACGATCACCGAGATCAAGGCGTGACGCCGGCTTACCGCTATATGTTGTGGTGAGTTTCGGCGTTTCGCGCGCCGTCCAGAATGCCGCGCATGGCATTGATGCTGCTGGGGAATTTTCGGGTTCGTTGCCGCTCTGTTCCATTTGATTCGCATATGCAACAATCCAGCACCCGACAGCATCCCCACTACATCTAGCGCACCCACCTCAGTGACTCGGTGCGCTTGCGCGGCCTGCCTGGCCGCCTGATCTTGCGCAGATTGGCGTTTGTGTGTCGAGTTGCACGCCCGGCTTCGAAAAGCAGGTCGGCGCTGTCTGCCGGGTCGCGGCTCAATACTTCCAGCCGTTCGGCCAATGCCCTGAGTTCGCCCGCGATGCGCCGCAGGTTCACGACGCTGCCGAGCGGGATGTCGAGCCTGGCGACCGTTGGCACCCATGCCTCGGTGTGATGCACGGTGTCTCTGGGCTTGCGGGCTGGTCGTTTCGTCGGCGCGTGATCCATGATGCGATCCATACCACATGTGGTGTGGAATTCGCAACGCCATTGGTGCGCGACGGATCATGGCGCCGTCTCGTCTTCATCCTCTGGCGCGTGGTCATCGAGGTCGAAAATCTCCCCGCAGGCCGAGCAGCGCTGCAGGCGGTCGTCGTAGGGTTCGTCCTCGTCATCGTACTGGTAGCAGACCTTGCATCCGCACGCGGGGCAGCTCATCCCTTCTCTCCCCGCTGTGCGGCAATGGCTGGCACTTCGTCTTTGATGGTGTGAAGCACAGCCACGATGCGATCAATAACATCCCCCTGCGCCTCTGGAGGCTTTGGGGCAGCGGCGAGCATGGCGGTGAACACGCGCTCTGCTTCGTCAGCCCACGACGAGCCGGGGCGGTTTTCCATACCGTCAATGATTGCCCGCGCTCCAGCAAACCGCATTTCATCTGTGATGGCAGGCACCCCAGCCCCTGCGGCCTTCAGCGCCTCGATTTCGGCGTGTTGAGCGCGGAGCAGGGCGGCGGCTTTGGCGCTTAGTGGTTTAGTCTCTGCGCCTTCATGGCGATATCCATTACCAGCCCAAACCCATACTCCTTGCTTTTCTGCGTCTAACTCGTCAGCCAGCCGCAACGCCTCCGATTTTTTCTCTCTCATTCTCTCGTCTCCGGTGAAGTGGTGCGGGCGCGGATGGCGGCGCGGTGTTTGGCGATAGATTCGTACATCGCTCGCTCAAAACGAGAATCTTGATCGGTATAGTCACCGCGCTCTGCCCTAGCCTGTGTTCGCCCGAGAAGTTTTGCAGCTTCTACTGCGTTATCAAACTCCGCCATCACAGCGGCCTCGACCTCTTGGGTCTGTGGGGTGAGGAATAGTTTGGCCCGCTTCTGTGTGCCGTGCTGATCGTGTGGGCTTCCACCCGAGTAGAGCAACACTTCGCGGCACCAGTGTTCTCCATCAGGTGCTGGTTTCAGGTGGTCGGGGTGCATTTCCGCCACCGCCTCCCCCTCATGCATCTTGAGGAAATCGGCAATGCCTTTGGCGTAGGCTTGGCGCTGGGCTTCGCGGAACGCTGCGCGTATTTGACTCTGCACCATGCCGTCAAAGTCATCGTGCTTGATCCACTCAGGCAGCGGCGGGAGGTCGGTGTCGGGGATGTTCATTTGACAAGCTCCAAAGTAATCTTGAACGGTTGCAGCCAGAAGAACAGCAGCCACAGCGCACACGCCAGCGTCAGGAAAACCCACGACACCGACGAGAGCGATCCAGACCAGCCTTTCTCAGACACAGCCATGGTCGCGGCGGCAATCGTCACGACAACACAAACGCCAAGTAGTGCAAGGAGAAAGATGAATGACAAGATGGTCATGATTTCTTCTCCAGTCGTTGGGTGATTGCGGCGCGTGCTGCGTTGACAATTCTGGTTTGCTGCCCGTTCCAGCGGTCACACGGTAGGTTCAAAGCCTCCAGCGCCTGCCCCAACAGCGCCTCGTCTGCGGCGATGTGGTCGGCGTAAGTGCGGCGGTTCCAGGCGGCGATGGCTTCCTCGTGCCATGCGCCATCATCTGGGTAGTTGCTCTCAACTTCTCCAGCCGTTGCCCCGCACCCCATGCAGTACGCCACGCCCAAGCTGTAAGTGCTCCCAACTTGAAAGCCCAGCCCGACGTGGCCGCAGAAAGGACATGGTAAGGGGGTAAGGCTCATACAGTTTCCTTTGCCATCGCAAGCGCGTCTTTCCAGCATCGACCTTTAACAATCTCTCTTGGCAGGCTCTCTGATATGCCAAACTGTTCAGCAATCACCTTGCAAGAAACACCGAGAAGTCGGAGCCTCGCCACTTCAATGGCTGTTTGAAGAGTCAGCACATTGCGTCGAGTGTTTCGCGCTTGCTCTTGAGGGGTTGCCCATCGGCAGTTCTGTGGCGTGTAGTCCCCATTGGTATCAGGCCATCGGTCAAGTGTTTTCCCGGGCGGGCGCTCTCCCATGTCGGCTAGAAAGTTTTCGAATCGTTCCCATGATTCGCACACTTTCACGCCACGCAATGAATACCTGTCTGAATTTTCTCGGTTCATTTGCTTACAGCGAGTTCGCATTGCAATCCAACTCCTGTAAGTTGGTGTTTCACGGACGCCCAATACTTCGCGACTGGTATGTCCGTGCTTTGTATGAGCAGCGGAACGAACAGATTGGGGCAGCAGTTCGCGTTCGGTGCTCATGGCTGCTCTCCGGTGGTGGCTTCTGGCGAGAGATAGATCGCCCGCGCCTTGGACACGCTGATCGGCGTCGGCTTCTCGGGATGCGCGCAGTTTGCAAGACGCCTTGACAGAAGAACCTTCCAGGCCGACAGTTCGTTGGCAACGACACGGTGCGGCCCGCCGTCATACAGCTTGTTCAAGGTGCCATCACTGCGGCGGTAGTAGGGTGTGGAGCGAGCGATCGGCTCGGCCACTCCCTTTGGAACTGCAATGCATCTGCTGTCGCCGCAGATGCTGCGCGCCTCGTCCTCGCTGTAGACGCCAGCCTTATCGATGCAGACGGTGTAGCCGCGCGATTCCGGTTTCCACCAGGTGATGTGCTCGTGGCCCTTGCCGGTGTGCCCGATGTGGGCAATCAGGTAGCCGCTCATACCCCACCCCCGTTTGCCGACTTCAGGGCGGCGCTGACCACGGCTTCGGCGTGCAAGCGCATGTTGTTGCGGCCCTTCTCAGGCATGTGCGCCCACGGGTAATCAAAGCATTCGGCCAGCTTTTGCGCGGCGGCTTCAATGTCCCACTCCCGCGCCTGCGGTGCGGTGGAGAGGGCGGCGCGGGCTTGCCTCGGTGATTGGACGATTGCCGCATCTGCAACGGGTTTGAGCAGCGCGGCCCATTCTTCAGGTGTGATGGCGGCAATGGTTCCGTTCTCGGATTCCCACTCGGCCAGCACGTCAATGATCGGAAACGCCCCGCGCTCGTCCGCTGGCTGGGGTGCTGCATCAAACGCGGCCATGGCGCGGTCATAGGCCGTGATTTCGTGCTTCCAGTAATCACGATCAGCAAAGCTGCGCGACATGTCTAGGGCGATCGTCAAAGCATTGCGCCATGCGTCCCGGTGCGTGGTGAAGTCGTGCAGGTTGTTCGGCTCCACCGGCTTGGGTGCTGCGGGTATCTTCCCGGTGTGCAGTCCCTGCCAAAGACGGCGCACTGTATCGGGCTCCACCGGCTGGGGTGCGGGTTGCTGGGCTGCCTTGTGACAATAGCCTGACACTTCACCGCACTTTTTCTCGCAGTCGGGGTAGTCGCACCGAACGCACTTGGCCTGCGCCTCGGGTTGCTGGGCGGGGTGGGTGCCTTCCAGAATTGCGATGACTTCCCGCGCCCGTTCGCTCACAACCTTGCACACCTCCAAGGCGGTTACTTCAGGTGCCGGAACGGGCATGATCAGCATGTGCAGCTTTTTGATCGCTTGCTCCACCGCCACCGCCTCGGCCTTCTCGGACAGGGCGGCGTCGATGCTGTCGATTGCAAGGCCAACCGTTGACAGCGGCCACGTGAGGGCGGCAGAAACCGGATGAACCGGCTCGCCGGTAGGGATGTCTTTGTCCAGTTCGGCCTTCGCCCAACTGCCGCGCTCTTTGATGGCTTGCAGTGCCTCCCGCGCTTGGCGCAGGGCTTCATCTTTCGTTGTCATTTCGGTTCCTTAGGAAACAGAGGGCACCACCTGGCCGTGTGCCCAGATTGGCCGCAGTAGGTGCAGAGGGATTTCATGCTCAAAACGGTATGTCGCATCGGTCGTAGCGCCAGCCGATTGGAATAGTCAGCGGGTCGCCGTGCGATGGGTGGCGGTAGTAGAGATCGTGCAACCGCTCAACCAGTGGGGGTGCTGAATAGCCATAGTCGTTCAATCGAACCAGCAGGCGGTTCAAGTGGTGGGCGCGGTAGTAGCGCTCACGTGTCCAGCGGAATCGTTCTTTCATCATGCCAGCCCCTCAGCGCACCAGCGCAATTGCCGCCATGACCGCAGCCAGCATCAAAGCGATGACGACCGTTGCCCAGCCGGCTGGGGTCAGCCCGGGTTCGTCGTCGTCAACTGAAATCGGGCGCGTCGGCAGCGCCAGGTCATCGGGCGGTGTGGTGCCTGCACGCACCCGGCGATGGATCGCGCACAGGCCGGCGCACTCGCCAGAGGGGTAGCCGCAGCCGGATGCTGCGTGCTTGCACCCGTGGCGCGGGTTCAATTCGTTCGGCATGAAATCTCCTAAAGTATTGAGTATTTCGCATCAGTATAAAACAGGCCTGACGCGCCGTGTTTACCGTTCGTCGGCTTCCTTCGCCGGATCAGATGTCCATCACCTCAACGTCATGCGGCAGGCGCTTGCCCGCCAGGATTTCGTGGATGCGCTTCTCGGTCATGCGGTGGCACTGCTTCATGGCGCGCTCGGGCAGCACCTCCAGCACGCTGGCATAGTCCTCCAGCACGGCGCGCACCGCTGCGATGCCTGGGCCGTCCAGCCGGATCTGGCGCCCGGCGCGGTGGCGTTTGCCGGCCATCGCCAGCGCCGTTATCGCGTCCTGCAGCAGGCCGCTGGCGTCCTCGCAGACGCCCTCGGTGATCAGTGTCTCCATCAGGTTCACCGCGTCGCTGCAGACGCGCCAGTCGTCGGTCGTCGGTTCTGGCGCGGTTTCCAGCGCGTGCAGGCCGGCGTACATGCGCGTGAGCTGGTGCCGCCTGAAGTCGGCGGGCATCGGCTCGGTCGGGCTGGCGAACATGATGTCCAGCGTGCTGTACGTGTAGACCCGAACGGGTTTTGACGGGCGCTTGCGGCCCATCAGGACACCTCGTTTTGCGACAGGAACGCCTGGATGTCGGCCATGCGGTAGCGAACCGGGCTGCGCCGGCCGTTGCCGAGCTTGATCCACGTCGGCCCCTGGCGCTTGCCACGCCAGCGTTCCAGCGTCTCGGGATCAACCTTCAGCATGTCGGCGACCTGCTTGGGGGTCAGAAGTTCAGGCGCGGGTTCAGATGGGCGAGTCATCGGAGTTCCCTGCGTCGGTGCTGGTGGGCATGTCGATCACGCCGTCGTCATCGGGCGCTGGCGGGGGCGCGGATTCGGCGACCTGCTGCAGGCGGCTCGGGCGGCGTTGGCCGGCTGCTGGGGCGGCGGATGCTGGGGCTTCTGCGGCGGCCGGTTCTGGTGGCATGAACAGTTCGTCGTCCTCGCGCAGTACGCCGTCCAGGTCGGTGGACATAGGCAGGCGTTTGGAGTGGCGGCGGATCACAGTTTTCTTGCACATTTCACTGTAGTCGGTCTTCCACGGGCCAGCGTTACCGGAGCGGCTTCGATTGCGGATGCCTTCGATTTCGTCCACGTCCATGTACTCGCGGGATTTCTCGCCATCTTTCATGGTGACGATGCTGTACGCGCCAATGATTGGCCCGCGATTGTTCTTGGCGCGCTTGTGTGTGATGTGCTCATCGTCGCCGAACACGCACTCGAAATCGTCGTTCTCGTGCACGGTCTGCACAGACCATGTTGAGATTTCGCCGCTGTTGCGAACCAGCTTCATGATGCCGGCGACCATGGGCATGAACTGGGCCTGATTGCCGAACTTCACAATGGCACCTTCTCGGCCATCGGGCAGTAGACCCATCTGAGCTGCGCGCGTGGCCGACATGAACAGGGTTCGGCGGTCGCAATTCAGTAGGTCAGGGGTCGTCTGCAGAGCGGTCATCACGACGCGCTGGAATTTTTCGACGGACACATGGGCGGGCAGTGCGGCCTTGAACTGCGGCGCCATTTTCGTGAGTGCGCCTCGGACTTCATCGATCACGGCAGGGGCTTGATTGCTCATGGGTTTCTTTCAGGGGTTGGGAATTGCGTGGCATGATTGCGATAACCGCATCAGTATAAAACAGTTTTCACTTCGATTTCCGGGGGTTAACCCGTAGCCCGCGAAAACCTTTTCGGCCGCCATACGTGGTGCCGACCATCTCGGCGGTTATCAGCGTCGGCGGCGTTTCGGCCTGGATGGCGGCGCTGATCGTCCAGCCGGGTAGCAGGACTTTTTCGGCGTCGCCGATGGCTTCGAATAGCCTGGCTTTGGCGACATCCTTGTCCTCTTTCGCGGTGGCCTCGGCGTTCGCGGCGCGCTTGTATTCCTCGACCAGCGCCGTGATCGCGGGGTTATCGCCAGCATCCAGCACCTTCCCCGGCTGGGCGTACTGGTGCAGGCGGATCAGCGCCTCGGCGTCGTCGGGCATGACCGGCTCGGGTTCTTCGCCGGCGTCAACCGTGCGCCAGAACTCGGCGACGCGGTGGCGGATCGCGCGGATCACCTGCTCGTCGCCCTGGCGCTCTATGACCACGCCACGGTTGCCTGCCACGAACGCGCCGATGAACGCGCGGCTGAACCCGCTCACGGCCATCTGGTGCTGGACCTGCATTTCAATGTGGGCAGGGGCCTCGATCATGCCGTCGTCGTGTTCGATCCAGCCCTCACGGAACGCGATGTAATCGACGTTTTTGATTTCCAGGTGCACCGGCTCGCCCAGGTTCGTGATCACGAAATCGAACGAGCTGCCCATGCGCTCGCCCGGGATGCGCATGTACTCCTTGAGCGGTCGGATTTCCCAGCCCTGCTCCTCGGCGATGCCGTGGGCGATGGCGGCCTCCAGTCGGTTTCCCCACTTCATCCGGTCGTTCAACGTGAACTCGGGCGCCGTGCCAGAACGCTTGCGGTGCCACAGGTCGAAGTGGGTCACGTAGGGCGACAGGCCAAACAGCGCGGCCGATTCCGTGGAGGTCACATCCTGGCGGCGCATCTCCAGCCAGTGGTCGGTGTTGCTGGGTACGATGATTTCGGTGGCGGGGTGGGCTGGTGTGGCTGCGGTCGGTGCGTTCATTGCGTTCATTGCGTCAGGACTCCAAAATATTCCAGCGCCAGCGCGGTCAGGCCGGCACCAAGGATCAGCGCCGCGCCGAAGTCGGCCAGCGCAAAAACCAGGCGGCGGTGCAGCGGCTGGCGGTGCCGTTCGATTGCGACTGCCTCGTCGCCCGCACACGGAAAGCGGCTGATGGCCTCGGCCCAGGTGCGCGGGTAGCGGTAGGTTAGGGGGTCGGATGGGTTGGCGGGGCGGTGGGTCATGACTGCCTCGCTTTCAGCATGGCGTCGGCGATTCGATAGGCGACTACCGCGAACCGATCCGGCCCAGCGGGAATGTCATTCCCGTAGGCTGTCACCAGCGGTGTTCCTGGGACGCTCTGATTCCACACGGGCTCCGTTATCAGCGAGGCCATGGCTTTCGCTGCGAAGTAGTCGCGCAGGGTCGGGCCTTGCAGGCACTTGGCCACGTCCTCGATGTAGGCCTGCTCGGTCGGCTGGTCGGCGTTCTCGCGCTCGGCCATTGCGATCAGGTGGGCGAACTCGCGCGGCACCGGGTAGGCCGGGCCGCCCTGTTGCAGCAGCGTGCGGGCGGTCATGCTGCACCGCCTTCCTGGCCGGTGGCCTTGGCGATGGCGGCGCGGCAGGGACGGCAGCGTGCGCGGTAGATGGCGGCGCCAGAACACCAGACCTCGTGACCGCACTCCAGGCGCACCTTGCGGCGAGCGAATCCATCAGATGCCGGGATCAACTCGGCCGTGATCTTGCGGAGCGGCCCCGGCGTGGGCTGCGCGGCGCTCATGATTGGCCCCCTGTGGCTTTGGCGGCTCGCTTGGCCGCGTCGTAGCCCAGTAACCACCAGCGGCGAGCGGCAGAGCCTGGGGCGCAAACGCAGTCAACACGACGCAAGCCGCCCCGAAATGCGATGGCGCCGGAATCGCGCAGCCGCTGCTCAAAACTGCGAGGGCCCGGCGTGTGCTGCCCGGCGGTCATACCACCACCTCGCAAGTAATCGCCTGCAGCTTGCTGATGCGGTCGAGGATGGCGTTCTCTCGGCGCTGGTTTTCAGCGCGGACGGACTGCAGTTCGGCCTGCAGGGTTTCCAGTTGCCGGTTGTGCAGGGTTGCGTCCGGCATGATCTCGACAGTGATCTGAGCGGTGCCGACGCAGACCCAACCTGGTACGTCGCTCATGTCGTGGATTGGGAAGCTCATGCTTCCGACTGCGGCACGAATTTCGTCGGCTTCACGGGCGCGTCGCAGTTGATCCATCGCGTAATCGCTCGTAACCCACGCGGGCAGGGTGACAGTGTGTGTCGCCATCACAGCATCCCCCGCAGTTGCATCCCACGCACCAGCGCCTGGCCGGGCTTCACGGCGATGCCGACGACCAGTGCGTTCTCGCCCATCGCCGACTTGCAACTGTGACGCTGGATGATCGCGTGCGTACGCACATCGATGACGTACAGGTCATCGTCGTTCAGGCTGGCAGCGGCGGCGCGGTGCACGCTGCTCTGCGGCGGCGCGAACGAGGCCAGCGCGGCGGCCATTGCGGGGTGAAGGTTCAGGGTGGTCATAACGCTCCTTTTCAGCGGCCAGCGAATCCGGCCGTCTGTTGAGAATTATGCCATTCATTGCGATTAACGCAACACCTTAAGCATGGCAAAAACCCTTAGTTGCGGAATCGCAACACCGCCAGTCTGAGCTACGGAACGACGACCAGCACCGGCTGCGCCCACTCCAGCTCGACGCCGCGCATCAGTCCGAGCGGGCTGGACAGATCCCAGCGCCCGCGCCCGGTGGAGCGGATCGGTTTCGCCAGGTGGATCACGCCGCCACGGATTTTCACGAACGCGAGCCGGCCCACAGCCTCGGCGGGGATACCCTGGTTCGGCGCGAGTGTCTGCGCGAACAGCGTCCATCCGTCCATGTGGTCGATGTCGCTGCCGGCCGTGCGGCACAAGCACGCGCTGACGTTCTCGGGCAGGTTGGTGCATGGCCTGGGCGCTGTCTGCCCGGTGCCATATTCAACGTGCACCTCGGCCGCGCCGTCCATCCATGAGCAGACCGGCACCTCGGCGCCTTCGTTGTGCGCCTGCGTCTGGACGCCTGCATGCGCCATCACTTCCTCGGCGGGCACACCGAGTAATCGCGCGATCTCTGCCGCCTCTGCGATCCTCATATTGCGCCGCCCGCGTAACAACAGGCTGACGGCGGCGGCATCCATCCCCAGTAGCCGAGCGAGACCGCGCTGGGACATCTGGCGCTCGGCGAGTCGGTCGCGGAACCACTTCGTATCCACCGACATGCGGAACCTACAGGTTTGTGCTGCTTACACACGGTTATTACCCCATCGTTGCGGGAATTGCAACAAGGTCGCGATTTATGCATAATTGCGATATTCTCAACATCAATTCAGGATCTACATGGAAACCAGAAAGACCCCGGCTGAGGTGGTGATCGCCAAGTTTGGAGGCGTGCGAGAGCTGGCGCGAGCGCTGGGCAAAGACCCCAGCACTGTGCACCGCTGGAACACGCCGGCAGAGAAAGGCGGCACTGGTGGGCGCGTGCCTTCCAAGGTTCAAACGCGGCTGCTGGAGCTTGCCCGGCAGCGCGGCGTCGCGCTCAGTGCTGACGATCTGATCACTGGCGTGGCGGCTTGATACCTATGGCTGCGACGAAATGCAACAGCGAGGCTGCAGTTAAAAATGCAGCATGCAGCGAAGCCACAGTGCCACCCTTCAGTGGTTTGCGGATTTACATCAGCGGCCCGATTACCGGCAAGCATGATCTCAACCGCTCTGCGTTCCTCTCAGCTTGGGCTGCACTGGAGGCTGCAGGCTATAAGGCCATAAATCCTCTATGGAATGGCCTGCCCGTCAGCGCCGACTGGTGCGAACACATGCGCGCCGACATCAAACTGCTCATGGACTGCAACGCGATTGTGATGCTGCCCGAGTGGGAGGCGTCGCGCGGCGCTGAGATTGAGCGCCAGGTCGCGCAGGCTGTTGGCATCCGGGTGTTTGAGTCTGTGGGTGAGGCTGTGGATGCGAGGGCCGCGGCGTGAGGTTCGGTTCTGTTTGCAGCGGGATCGAGGCCGCATCGGTCGCGTGGGAACCGCTGGGCTGGAAGGCCACTTGGTTTGCCGAAATCGAGCCGTTCCCCAGCGCCGTACTGGCGCACCACTACCCCAGCGTTCCCAACCTGGGCGACATGACCACCATCGCGCGCCGCGTGCTGACCGCAGAGGTCGAAGCGCCCGACGTGCTGTGTGGTGGCACCCCATGCCAAGCGTTCAGCGTGGCAGGCCTGCGCGAATCGCTGGACGACGCGCGCGGAAATCTAACCCTGAAGTTCGTAGAGCTCGCAGATGCAATTGACCATATTCGAACCCGCCGAGGCGCCGACCCCTCCATCATCTTCTGGGAAAACGTCCCCGGCGTTCTTTCCACGCACGACAACGCCTTCGGGTGCTTTCTGGCAGGGCTTGCCGGCGAGGATGGCGAGCTACAACCAGCAGGGAAAAAATGGGCGAACGCTGGTGCTGTGTATGGACCCCAGCGCGCAGTCGCTTGGCGGATCCTGGACGCCCAATATTTCGGAGTGGCCCAACGACGCCGCCGTGTGTTCGTTGTCGCAAGTGCTCGAGCAGGGTTCGATCCCGCCGAGGTTCTTTTTGAGTGGGACCGCCTGCGCCGGGATACTGCGCCGAGCCGACAAGCGGGGCAAACAACTGCCGGCGGCGCTGCACCAAGCTCTGGAGGCAGTCGCCACAACAGCCACTGGAACGGAGCCGCCCACCCACCCTTGAGCCAGGCCAGCCAGACCAGGGGCGGCGGCATTGGTGGCAGCAACCAAGAAATTTTCGAGCAGGGCGGTGCGGGGCTTGTGCCCAGCGTCATCACCATGGCCCACGGCCAAGGCGGCGCCGAGATTGGCTTCGACCGTGGCCCGACGCTGACGTGCAACCACGAAGCGCCCATTGCGGCCTACGTGACGCACAGCCTGCGCGGCGAGGGCTTCGACGCCAGCGAGGACGGAACCGGGCGCGGCACGCCGCTGGTGCCGGTCGCCTTCGACACGACGCAGATCACTAGCAAGGCCAACGGCAGCAATCCGCAGCCCGGCGATCCGTGCCACCCGCTGGCCGCTGGGGCGCACGCGCCGGCCATAGCGTTCAGCGCGAAGGACTACGGCGGCGACGCCATGGCCGAGCTGTCGCCGACGTTGCGCGCTGGTGGGCACAACACCAGCCACGCGAACGCTGGCGTCATGCCCGCCATCGCCTTCCCCGCCAACCTGTCGGGCACCCAGCACGCAACGACCGAGGACCTGGCGCCGGCCATGGGGGCGAAGAACCCCACGGCGGTGGCGCACGTGGAGCTCATGCCGACGATGACGGCCGGCGGGCCTTCCGACACCAGCCACAACCAGGTCAGCGGCCAGATGCGCGACGCCTACATGGTGCCCACCACCGCCATGCAAGTGCGCCGCCTGACGCCGACCGAGTGCGAGCGCCTGCAAGGCTTCCCTGATGGGTGGACGGCGATCCCTTGGCGCGGCAAGCCCGCCGACCAATGCCCCGACGGCCCGCGCTACAAGGCGCTGGGCAACTCCTGGGCCGTGCCGAACGTGCGCTGGCTTGGCCGGCGAATAAGCGATGCGATTTCCGCATCAGAAGCGAGGGCAGCATGACCATCGTTCTGCGCCCCTACCAGAACACACTGATCGAACGGGCGCGCGCAAACTTCATCATCGGCAAGCGCCGCCAGCTTTTGGTGCTGCCTACTGGTGGTGGCAAAACGGTGTGCTTCAGCCACATGGCCGGCACTGCGCGCTCCAAGGGCCTGAACGTCTGGATTCTGGCGCACCGGGTCGAACTGCTGGAGCAGATCGGCGCCACGCTGCGCGCGTTCAACATCCCGCACGGCATGATCGCGCCGGGCTACCTGGGCGACCGTCGCCAGCAGGTGCAGGTCGCATCCGTGTTCACCCTGGCGCGCAGGCTCGACCGCTACGCAAAGCCCGACCTGATCATCGTTGACGAGGCCCACCACTGCACAACCGGCTCAACGTGGGGCCAGGTGATCGCGGCGAACCCGCAGGCCAAACTGCTCGGCGTGTCTGCCACCCCGTGCCGTCTCGATGGCGCCGGGCTGGGTGATCTGTTCGACGCGATGGTGCAAGGCCCGACTGTGCGCGAACTGATCGACCTGGGCGCGCTATCACCTTACCGCCTGTTCGCGCCGGCCAGCGCCGACCTGTCCGGTGTGCACTCCCGCATGGGCGATTTCGTGCGGGGCGAACTGGCCGAAGCCATGAACAAGCCTTCGATCACGGGCGACGCGGTGGCCCATTACCAGAGGCTGGCGGGCGGGAAACGCGCGGTGGCATTCTGCGTCAGCGTCGAGCATGCCGAGCATGTGGCGGCGCAGTTCCGCGCAGCGGGTATCCCCGCGGCATCAATCGACGGCGGCATGGAAAGACTGCTGCGATCGCAGGTGCTGGCGTCGTTCACGTCCGGCGACATCCTGGTGCTGACATCGTGTGACCTGATCTCCGAGGGTTTCGATGTGCCAGCCATCGAGGCGGCCATTCTGCTGCGGCCCACGCAGTCGCTGGGGCTGTACCTGCAGCAGGTCGGGCGCGCGCTTCGCATTTTTCCGGGGAAGTCAGAAGCGATCATCCTCGACCACGCGGGCAACGTGCAGCGCCACGGCATGCCCGACCAGGAACGCACCTGGACCCTCGATGGCAGCGAGCGCCGCAAGGGCGCGCAGAAATCCGAGGTGCCCGTGAAAACCTGCGGGGCGTGTTTCGCCACGGTGGCGTCTGCCGCCACACATTGCATGTGCGGATGGGAGTTCCCGGTACAGCGACGCGAAGTCGAGCACGTCGAGGGTGAGCTGCAGGAAATCGACCCGCGCGCGGCGGTGATGCAGCGCCGGGTTGAGCAGGGGAGGGCGCAGAGCGAGGCGGACCTGGTTGCGGTCGGCCGCGCGCGCGGAATGAAGCGACCAGAACTGTGGGCGAGGCATGTGCTGCGCGCCCGCGCGGCGAAGGAACAACAGAGGGCGAGAGCATGAGCGATCCAGTGAGCGAGCCGATGTTCGCGATCAGCAGCAGCTACGGCAACGACAGCGTGGCGATGATTCAGTGGGCGCATGAGCGGAGCCTGTCAAACGTGCATGTCGTGTTCGTGGATACAGGGTGGGCGGCTCCCGGCTGGCTTGATCGCGTGGACCGGCTGGAGCCTTGGGTCAAGTCGCTTGGGTTCGCTGTGGTGCACCTGAAGTCGGAAGTCACATTCGAGGAGCTGGTCACCAAGAAAAAAGGTTTTCCAAACCAGAGGCATCAGTGGTGCAGCGGGATATTGAAGGGACTGCCGTTCCTAACCTGGATCGATGACGCCGACCCGGAGAACAAAGCGACCATTCTGATCGGCAAGCGCAGAGAGGAAAGCCATGAGCGCGCCGACACACCTGAGTTCATTGAGTCCAGCGTCTACCACGGTGGGCGGCGCGTCTGGCACCCGCTGTATCTGCACACCAAAGCCGAGCGCGATGAACTCATTGGGCGCGCAGGGTTTGACGTTCTGCCTCACCGCAGCAAGGAATGCACTCCATGCGTCAACGCCAACCGCGATGACATGCGCCGCCTGAGTGAGGAGGACATCCAGCGCGTGGAGGATCTGGAGTCCAGGGTTGGCAAGACGATGTTCCGGCCGAAGCGCCACGGAGGCGCCAAAGGAATTCGCCGTGTGATCGCGTGGGCCTATGCCGATCGCGGTAAATATGACGACCGCCAGGAGCAGCTTTTCAACCAGTGCAGCAGCGGCTACTGCGGACACTGATGCGAAATCCAAAACGGAGTAGCGATATGAGCGACGAAGCGCTGACAATGGCCGGCATCCTGGTCCTGTACGGCCTGTTCTGGCTGATCACCGGCCTGGCCGCTGGCCGGATGCTGTGGGGTATGCCGTGACCGCGGCGCTACCCGATCACGGTTGCCTCGGCTGCAACCGGCTGGAAACCGGCCCGGTCGTCACGCTGATCAACGGCGTGGTCGTGTGCAATTTCTGTGAGGCGTACCGCGCTGAGTGCGAAGCCCGCCACATCCTCGCCATGTCGTCGAAAGAGCAGCGCCGAGAGTACCTGGCCGGCGTGTCGCGCAAGCGGGGCGAGGCTGCAGGGCTGGCGCTGGGTGATCTGGTGAAAGCGGTGTGGTCTGTGGGGCGCCCTGCCTGAGCGTATGCGCGAGGCAGACCTGATGCGCGCCATCATGCTGGCCCTTTCGGCGGCCGGCCATTTCGTCGTGCGCGTGAACGTCGGGCGGTTCCAGATGGCTGACGGCCGCTGGTTCGACACCGGCCTGCCTGTCGGGTTCTCCGATCTGGCCGGGCACAGAGCGGGCGATGCGCGCGCTTTTTATATTGAGGTGAAAACCCCGACCGGGCGCGTGCGGCCCGAGCAGCAGCGGTTCATTGACGCCATGCGCGCGCGGGGCGCGATCGCAGGTGTGGCGAGGTCGGTGGATGAGGCGGTGGCGCTGGTTGCGGGCGACCTGGTTGCTGGCGAACCGGGATCACGGTCAACCGTCTCAGCGGCGCCACACACTTAAAATTCGCGTTGAGATTTTCGCACCACGGCGCCAGAATCGTGCACAATCCTTTCGGGGCTTGATCCGGCTGATCCCCGGATGACAAGGGCTGACCCTGGCGAGGCCCGCCCCACCTTTCTCGCCAGCTTCATGACCAGGTATGAACGCATCAGAACAATTCCGCGAGGCAATCGCAGCGTCAGGACTGACGCCCCCTGACCACATCGTCGGCGACGGGAAAATCCACCGGTTCAGCACCAACGGCAAGGCCAGAGACGACGCAGGCTGGTACATCTTCCACGACGATGAGCGCCCGGCCGGCAGGTTCGGCTGCAACCGCTCCAGCGTGGATGCCACATGGTCATCGAAGTCTGAGCGCGAGTTCACGCCAGCGGAGCGCAAAGCGTGGCGCGACCGGATGGAAGAAGCCCGCCAGCAGCGCGAGCTGGAGCAGCAGAACGCCCGCGCCGAAGCCGCCAGCAAAGCCCTGCACATGTGGGGCGTCGCGCACGACCCCGACGACCAGGCGCACCCGTACACCACGCGCAAACAAATACCAGCCATCGGCGCGCGCCGCCTGCGCGATCAACTGTTAATCCCCATGCGCCACGGCCCGGGCGCGCTGGTCGGCTTGCAGGTCATCCAGCTCGACGGCAGCAGGAAATTCCTGACCGGCACGCCGGCTGGCGGGGCATACACCGTGCTTGGCAAAGCAGCGCGCACCGGCCCCGTGGTGATCTGCGAGGGCTGGGCCACGGGGGTGTCGATCCACCTGGCGACCGGCTGGTGTGTCGTGGTCGCGTTCTCGGCGGGAAACCTCACCGCGGTGGCGAAGAAAATCCGCGCGGCAATGCCCGATGCGCTGGTCCACATCGCGGCCGACGACGATTTCAGGACGGACGGTAACCCCGGCGTGACTGCTGCCATCGAGGCGGCGCGCGCGATCGGAGCGACCTATGCGGTGCCGATGTGGGCCGGTGATCGCGGCGACGGCACGGATTTCAACGACTTGCACTGCGCCGAAGGGCTGGACGCGGTGAGGGTATGCTTCGATGATCCGATGGCGCCTGCGGGCGACGACACAGATAACGAGGGGCGTCACAAAGCCGGGGTCCTGGCCGGCCGCATCAACCCGGGGCCAGCAGCCTCGGCCCTCGACCATTCCGGGCCTGGTGCACCCCAACGCACCCCTGCCGCGACGCAGGAATGGGTCAAGCCGGCCAGTGACCCAGCCGCATCCACGGCGGCGAACAACGCCGGCAG